GGCAAGCTGTAACGGATGCTTTGCGGGCATACAACCGCACAGCTGGACCGGCACAGTTTGAAATCGCATAATGGCAGGCGTTGCAGTAGTTGGCTCAGGTAACTATGAGCTATTCATTGACACAGGGTTTTTGCAAGATGCGTTTACGCTAGATGACGCAACCGAAGGCGTTTTAGATAACACAACCTATGTTCTCGATGGCACAACAAATTTTGCTGGAGTGCTTGACGGTTGCACAAATGTTTCAGTAAGGCGCGGCAGACAAGATCAAGGTGATCAATTTGCACCCGGCACAATGAGCTTCCAAATGCTCGACACATCGGGCATTTTCAATCCGTTTGATCAGGACAGCCCATATTGGGATGAAACAACACAGCAACCCGGTCTTGCACCATTACGGCGCGTCAAACTGCAACGCTACGATGCAACCAACACAGCCCAAGACATTTTCAACGGCTACATAATTAACTACAACTACAACTTCGCGCTGGGCGGTTTGGACACAGTAACGGTTTTTTGCGCTGATCAATTTTATTTGTTGGCGCAAACCGTCATGGATGAATTTAATGTGCATGAGGAATTATCTAGCACCCGGCTCGAAGCTGTGCTTGATTTACCTGAGGTAGCTTTTCCGATAGCTCAACGCGATATTGAAACGGGCACAGTTACTCTCGGCGGCAGCTCGCCTTACACAGTGCCGCAGGGCACAAATGTTTCACAGTATTGTTCAGAAATTAATCGCGCCGAACAAGGCAGATTGTTTATGACAAGATCAGGCGATCTGCGTTTCGAGCCAAGAATAGGCAACACGCTAAGCGCACCCGTTGCAAGCTTCCACGATGACGGCACACAAATCAAATTCAATGGCGTGGGCATAAGTTTCGAGGCGGATCAAGTAGTTAATCGGGCAACGGTAACTATTGCAGGCGGCAGCCCACAAACCGCAGATGATCCAGCAAGCCAAGCAACCTATTTTGTGCAAGCCGTAAACATCAGCAACAGCCTTTTGCACAACGATGCCGCAGCGCTCGAGCTTGCAGAATACTTGCTAGTGCCCGAGCCTGAGCCGCGCTACACAAGCGTTGAAACCCAATTCAATATGCTCACAACCGCCCAAAAAGATGTGCTGGCAGCCATCGAAATAGGCAACACAATAACTATTGAAAAAACTATTGGCACAACGCAGCTTGCCCAAGAGCTTGCCATTGAAGGCATTGAGCATTATCTGAGCTTTGATGCCGGGCACAGCATCACGCTATTTACAAGCCCAACCACAGTTGTTTATGAGCTGATCTTGGATGACGCAATTTACGGCATCATTGATGCACTCAATGTTTTAGGTTAGAGTAAAGGATAATTATGGGCGCAAATGCACAGACATCAGTTCCAACATTCACAGCGGGCGAGGTTTTAACTGCCGCAAATATGAATATTAGCGCTCGAACTGGTATTCCAGTTTTTGCTACTACGGTTGAGCGTGATGCGGCGTTTGGTGGCACAGGTGAAAAAACACTTGCCGAAGGTCAGTTTTGCTTCCTTGAAAATTCCAACAGCACATTATTTTATGATGGCGCGGCGTGGCAAGCGGTTGGCGGCGCGTCGGGTTTAACTTTGATAAGCACCACAACAATAGGCACAGCCGTTTCTAGTGTTACGGTTACGGGCGCTTTTAGTGCAACCTATGACAATTACAAAATTATTATGGTTGGCGGCACTATCTCAACTACTACAGCGCTTGAACTGCAATTAGGCGCAGCGACTACGGGCTATTATGCGGGCGTTAATCGCGTAAGTTATACAGGCACAGGCAGCACAACTTTTAGCAATAACGCGCCAACTTTTGAAAACGCAGGCATTGGCGGCACTAATGGTTTCGAAGCAAACATTGAACTCAGAAATCCTTTTGCAACTAAAAGAACTGGTTTCAATTCGCATTACGGACAAATTTTGACTAGCGGCAGTTCTTATTCAACGGCAGGTTTCCAAGATAGCGCGACAAGTTTTACCGATTTTTTAATTAAAACCGTTGCAGGCACAATGACCGGCGGCACTATTCGAGTTTACGGATTTCAAAACAGTTAGGTAACAAATGGCAACATACAAAATACAAATAGATGATTTAGTGCGCGAAGCAACTGCAGATGAAGCAGCACAGATCGAAGCACGACAAGCCGAAGCACAAGCACAAGCGGAAGCAGCCGAAGCCCGAGCCGAAGCAAAAGCAAACGCACTAACAAAACTTGGACTAACCGCAGATGAAGCCGCCGCACTATTTGGCTAGTTTGGCATTGCTAATCGTGTTAAGCGCTTGCGAAACCACACGCGACAACAACGACAAGATCGGCACACGCGCACTTATTTGCAATGTGCCGGATAGATGCGGAATAACACCATGAGCCGGCACAGATACACACCAAACGAATTACATGCGCGCATGGTTGTAACCGTAGGTGTGCTTTTGGCAATTGTTTTTAGCGTCATCGTGCTGGGCATGATCATGGGGTTGCTGTTTGTATCGCAACCGCTCGAGCAATCACCAAATGACGCAGCATTTATAGATCTTATGTCCACTATTGTTGTGTTTTTAACTGGCACTTTGTCAGGGCTTGTTGCTTCAAACGGCATAAAAAACAAACAAACTGAAACATTTGATGATGGCAAATAAACCTTACATAGTTTCAAATCAGCCAGTTGTTCAAGCGCCTTTGCCGGGCATGGATGAGTGGATCAGGCAGGCAATCAAATATGCGGATGGCTGTTTATGGAATAACGGCAGCTGGGTAATCCGAAATATGAAAACCAAAGGCAAAGAGCACATAGTTTCTAATCACTCGAGAGGCTTGGCGGTTGATCTTTCATACCGGCTACAAGTTAAACAAGGGCGCGGTAAACCTGATGGCGAAAAGCTTGCATTGGTGTTTTTGACTAAAGTTTTGCAACACGCCGAAATTTTAGGTGTGCAACTTGTGATTGATTACAACCGAAACCGCAGCTGGAAAATTGATCGCGGCACATGGAAAGCCGGCAATTTTGGTGTCGGTGATTGGCTTCATGTCGAAGCGGACCCGGACCTAATCAAAGATGTTAAAGCCGTCAAAAGCGCTTGGGATAAGGTTTTTAGCGTAATCCCGCAAACACTCTAAAACCTTTACTAAACTTGGATCACCATCCGAGAAAGGTTAGGTGCTTATGCCCTTATTAACTAAAACCGCTATTGCTATTTTCGCTAGTCTCACTTCGCTGTTTATTTTGTCGAAACCACCCGCGCCCACAGCTGAGGACTTACAGCCACGCCATGCAAGCGTTTATGTGGGCTATGAAGCACCTATAGTGCCAACCACGCAAACGCCCACAACTACGATCAAAACGGCTCTAAAAGGCTGTGATGCCGTATTTGAGATGGCTAAACATGTTGGCTGGGAAACAAACCAACTTGGCACACTAATTGCGGTTGCCCAGCGTGAAAGCCGCTGCCAAACTGATGCTTTCAACCCGGCAGACACCTACGGGCAGTCCTACGGCGTAATGCAAATCAATGATTTTTGGTGCTTACCATCGCGCTACTACAAACAAGGCTATTTACAAGCCTATGGGCTACTCGATACATGCCAAGATTTGTTTGATTTGGAAACAAACATGCGGGCAGCGCTAAACATTTACCGCTATTCAAACGGGTGGCGCGCATGGGGCGGCAAATGAAACACTTGCTGATCGCATGCTCTTTACTGGCATACACGGTTGTGCTACATTTCATTATCAAGTATTAACTAGAGAAAGGGTTAATAATGTTCAAGAAATTAGAGCCAGCATTTGATTGGTCCGGCACAAAACAATTGACTGCCGATGCAGGCACAGTCAAAGGCGAAAAAAAATTGATGTTCAAATGCGAGTGTGGTGGTTATGTAGTTTGGGTTAAAAGCAAAAAAACCCAAAAAAATTATCTTGCAAATTGTTCTGAATACGCAACCAATGATGAGACAAAATCTTATTGGTATGCGGCATTTTCGCCACATTTTAAAACTTGCGATCAACAAGCATCAATGCGAAAAGAATTAATTGCCAGTTACGACAATTCAATCAAATAACAAATAAACAAAAAGGTAAAACAATGTCCGAGAAATTTAATGTTGAAACAATCAACCAGCTGTGCATTGTGGTGCGGCAGCGTTACGGCGAAAACGCAGTTGAAGCGCTGGTAGGTGCTTTAGCGAGTGTTTGCAGACCGCAACAGCTCGAAGTGTTGCTTGCAAGGTGGTCTGAAAATGTCTGAGCCATTTGAAACCGATTGGAATGCAAGCATCAAACAATTTGAAGCATTGATGGAAGTGATGAACGAAATCACTAGCAAAAAAGTGCCGTTGCATGAGCCGCATGAGCTGGCTTCTCGAAGCACATTGAGAGCTTTGCAATGGCAAATTGATGATCACAATGCTTTAGATGATGGCGAGCTGATTGATGTGCTTAATCAGGCGCGCATTGAAATCAAGTATTTGTGCAGCATCATCACGGATCTAAAACAACGCATTGCTAATCGGGAAACAGAAATCAGAGCGCTCGAGCATATTGAAAAATATCAAGCATCCGAAATCAGCCGGCTTGAAAGATTGGCTGCCGGCAATGTCTGAACAGTTGGCAATGTTCGCACCATCAAACGGGCTTGGCGGACACAAAGAGCTTTCTATCATTGATCGCAATGTTGTGGTGATTGCGCGTAACGCCCAGCAAACAAGTGTTAAAGCGGCTTTGCGCGCCCAGCCACGATCCGGCACAAAACGCAGATTGGTGTTTGACTATTTGCGAACACATGATGCAACTGATGAAGAAATCGAGCGCGCACTAGATATCTCAGGCAACACGGTCCGCCCAATTCGAGGCTCGCTAGTTAAAGATGGGTTGATCGTTGATAGTGGCGCAAGGCGTTTAACTATCGCGGGCAATGAAGCAATTGTGTGGTCCGTCAAATGAGCGGTTTCAAGCTTGGCGATTATGTTGATGTCCCAACCCGGTTGGCAATGGCGCTAAAAAAATATCCTGATCTACGGATCGCGGAAAGCCGCCCACAAATAGTTGAAGTTGATGCCCAAAAATATGTGGAAATAAGTTGCACAGTTTGGCGCGATGCAAACGATCTAGTGCCTGTTGTGGCTTACTGTTGGGAACAGATACCGGGCAAAACGCCTTACACACGCGGCAGTGAGATGATGAACGCGAGCACAAGCTGTTTGGGGCGGGCGCTCGGGTTTCTCGGGCTGGGTATCGGTAAAAGTATTGCTTCGCGTGATGAAGTTGAAACCGCACAGGCTCGACAAGCACCTGCCCAGCTTGCTGCGGTTGTGCCATTGCATGATGTTGAAGTGCCGTTTCCGGATGAGCCGCAACGGGATTATGCGACACCTAAACAGCTGGGCATGATGCGCGCATTAGCTAACGGGCAAGGGCTTAAAGGTGATGATTTTAAAAGTTTCTGTAGTGCTACTGTGGGGCGCGAAATACACACAACTGGCGATCTGTTAAAAGCTGATGTGAGCAAAGTAATTGATGCGTTAAAAGCTATGCCGGCGCGATGAGTAGCGAAAGACAGCGGGAAGTTTGGCGGCGTAAAGCTCGAGCGCAATACCGGCGCACTAATGGGCTTTATCAAAAAAGATCACACAAAAAAAATTACAAACCGCACCCAAAACTTTGGACTTGTCTAACAGGCAAGGATGCAGCCGAGCTTGTAAATAGCATCAAACTTGAACATGGCAGATGTGTGTTGCATCCTTATTACAACGATGGGCAAGAGTATGTTTGCACACCCGAAAGGCTGCGAGCTTTCTGTTGGGATCACATCGAGCGCACCAACAAGCTGGCAACGATCTCGCAAATGATTGGTAGCGCCACCCGGCAACAGATCCTTGATGAGATCGCAAAATGCCAGTTGGTTTGCTCAAATTGTCATCAGATCAAAAGCCATGAAAACAAAGATTATTTACCAATAGAAAAGGTGATTGCGTTTAAGGATGAATTGACGCTGTTTGATGTGGCATAATCTGCGGGCATAACAACTTAATAACGGGCATGGCTTGCATCAGTGCAATGATGTGTGCAACACGCGGAAAGCGCGGGTAGATGATCTATGTGGCAACACATGATCAAGCAAAAAACGATATAAGAGTAGGGTGCTGCGCGAGGCAAAGCAGCGGGGGGCTTAGCGCACTAGGTTTAATCACACATAAACAAACAGAAACAAAACAAAACAAACCACAAACACAAACCCGGCAACATGAACAACCAACACAAACCAGGACAAGGCGCGCAAGCGCCGCGTCAGCACAAGCGAAGCGCGTGAGCCATGAGCAACAAAAGACAAACACACAAACACAAACTCGCACAACAAACCCGCTCGAGTGCAGAATACAAACACAACCGCAAACTCATACTGCAAGACAAACCCAACTGCCATTGGTGCAACCAAAGACAAGCCACAACCGCAGACCATTTGATCGAAATAGATCGTTGGGATCACACACAACCCGGCATCAACGCACTCGATAATCTTGTGCCCGCATGCAAACAATGCAACTCATCACGCGGCGCACGATACGGCAACCTAAAAAAACTACAAATCTACGAGCCCGCGCCCAGCATAAACATCAACCCCAAAAAAAATCAACCACACACAGCGTTTTTTTCTCAACACAGCGAACACCCCGACAAAGCATCTAGCCTATTTAATGGCTTAAATAAAGGAAATCAGCCAAAACTAGAGCTAACTGGTCAGGATTATTTGACCACTGAGAGTAGTGCGCCATTTATGCCACGCCTTGAAACTGGGGTGTGTCGTGATGGCAAGGTTTTTGCGGATGGTGTGAATTTGTGGGCGCTCGAGCATTTGGGTGTTGAGCTAATGGATTGGCAAAAGCATGTTGTGTCCGGGTTTATGGCGCATGATGCCAGCGGCGATCTACTTCATAGGCAAGCGCTTGTTTCAGTTGCCCGGCAAAACGGTAAAAGCTTAATGTTGCAAAGCTGTTTGGGGTTTTGGCTTACCGAAATGCCAAAGTTGCGTGGACAGCCGCAAACCGTGATCACTACCGCGCACAGGCTGGATCTTGCTATCGAAATGTTTCAAACGGTTGCACCAATTCTTGAGGAAAAGTTTGGTGCAATTCTCACTTGGGCAGTTGGGCGTAATGAAGCTAATTTGCCGGATGG